AAAAGCCGCCATGCTCGCCTTTGCCGCCGCCGTGGCTTTCGGCGGGCAGGCGTGCCTTGAAGCCGCGCTTCAAGCCGATCGCCTCTCGAAAGCCTACACCACGATCACCGGCTCGTCGTCCGCCGCACAACAGCAGCTTTCCTATCTCTATGACGTCAGCAACCGCTTGGGGTTGCAATTCCAGTCCACGGCGGAATCGGCAAAAACTTTTTTTGCGGCGGGCAAGGGCTCATCGCTTGAAAAGGACATGAACGGCATTTTCGAGGCCGTGGCATCCGCCGG